TACTCAGCTTGCTGAGTCTGGTCTAGAGTCTCAGTTAGGTTACGCAGCACTAGCTAATGCTCTACGTCAGCAGCAGTTCCAAGGTTTGTTTGATTTGTTGAAAGGTGAACAAGCTTCAACCACAACATCCGCAGCGTCCACTAATCCAACACAAGATTTTTTTGAATCTCTTATGAATCGTGTGATAACAGGAGGTCTGTAATAATGGCTATAAACATTCAAAGTTTGTTTGCGGACATCATTGATACTCCTGAACAACGTCAACAGAAACTACTTCAGCAGGGTATGGTTCAAGGTCAGTTGCTTTCTTCTGGCCTTCGAGGTCGTGCCGCTGCGTTAGCTCCTCTTGCTCAAATGGCAGGTCAGCTTGGTGTGCAACGTCAGGAAGACTTACGCCGAGCGGTACAGCCTATGATTGGCATTGACCCGCGTAGTACTGGGGAGAAACTACAAAGCGTATTATCTAGTGTTGACACCTCTACTCCTGCGGGAATGCTTCAAGCCGCAAACTTAATTCAGTCTATTGACCCTGTTCGTGCAGCAGCCTTAAGACAAGAAGCTGCAAGAATGACAACAGCAGAAGAAGACAGAGAATTAACCAGAAGAACACAAGAAGCAAGCTTAAGAGCGTCAGGCTTACAAGAGGCAAGTGCTGCTCTGCAAATATCAGAACGAGGACAAGCAGTTATTGATAGGCAAAACTATAGAGAAGGACTGCCTACATTAGCTCAAGCTGTGAGAGATTTGGGCAGCGAATATGAAGCAATAGCTGTTGGAATTGAAAGCAGCACATTAGATCCTAAAGAAGCAATGCGTGATGTAGCATCGATTCAATCAGCAAAATTTAGAGCTACGCCCAAGGATGAGTTTAAGCCTATCTTAGAACGCGAAAGAGATGATTACTTAGCTCTAGCAAATGAAAGACCTGAGCTAAACGCTCTTCTTAAGAAAGGATTTTTTGGTGGAAAGCCAGACGTTAGCGAGGCAAGATTCTTTGAGCTTGCAGGAAAGTTTAGGTCAATGCCTGAACACAAAAACAAAACGCCAAGCGAAATAATAGATTTAGTACAAGCATCTATTACCACTGGTACTGGCGCAGACTTGCTAGAAGTAAGCGTAGAAGATATGGCTCAACGACAGGCAGGAGGAGCAGGGTTTGACGCGGAAGCAGCGGCAGCAGCGGCAGCAGCGCAACTCGGTATAACACCTCAACCTACTGAAGCCCCGGAAGCAAACATCGGAGTAGACCCAAACTTTGAAGCTACTTTAAGAAATGTTGCAGCAGCAAATGGTAATATAGAGCAAGCAAAAACTAGATATATTAACCAGGCAAAAGCAAGGATTACAAATCTCAATGCTGCAATTAGAAATAGAGAAGCCACAAACACAAACGCAGATGATTTAAGACAACAAATTTCTCAACTTGAAGCGAGAATTGCAAACTACTCTCAATAGGTTTTTTATGGCTGATTTATCTAAGTTAAGCAGGGAAGACTTGCAGCTTATTGCTGATAAAAAGTTTGATCAAATTTCGCCAGAAGCCTTGGCTACTCTTAACGTTGAGGCTCCTCGAGGAGAGCCTTCTGCTTTTGATAAGTTTGCCTATGCTTATGAATCTGCGGATACAGATATAGGGAATGCTTTTACATACTTGTCTAGCGAGTTTCCTATAGGCAAGGTTAGCTTTAACTTTGAAGAAGGCTTTACTTATACTCCTCCAGAAGAATTTTATGGCGAGGACTATATGAAGGCTAGTCCTGATACGCGAAGGCAAGTTATCGCCAGGGCAAAAGAGCTAGAGCTTCAAGCAAAGTATCCAGAAGCCTCTCAACAAGAAGGCATGGGTGGAGCAGCAGGAATAGCAGGAACTATCATTGGATCGTTAATGAGTCCTACTACTTTAATCCCTGTGTCTAAAGCCTACCAAGGGTACAAAGGGCTTGCTGCAATAGGCGCTGCATTTGGTGCAGAGTACAACGTCTTAGAACAACTAGCTAAAACAGGAGAGGTAGACCCGGCACAATTGGCAGGGGCTACTGCTGTAGGTGCTATCGCTGCACCTGCTACTTCTGCCCTTATTAAAGGTCTTACTCCCGCGTCCAGAAAAGCGTTAATAGAAAGACGTTCACCAGAAGCAAAGATGCGAGCATCTGATCAGTTTGATGAGATAGAAAATATTGTATACGAGCAATCTGCTAACGGTGTTACTGATTTGCAGCAGATTAAAACCGTGGTTCAAAACCGCATGGGATTAGATGACGCGGGAATAGATGATATTTTAATCAAGTCTGACCGCAAGATGAAAATCCCATCTCGCCAACAGGCTGAAGCAGTTATTGCTGCCAAAGCAAAGAACATTGCTCCTTCATCTGCCACTGGCGGATGGAAGATGGGAGAAGACTTTCTTGGCGTGGTAGCAACTGGCGTAAAAAACATCAGCCCAAAGGCTCACTCTCTTCTTATCAAAACTGAATACGATATTGCTCAGGATACGCAAAAGTATGCGCAGCAAATAAAACCTTTGACTGAAATATTTGACAAAATCACAGGTAATGATTTGAAGGCTGTGTCCAGGGACTTAGCTAACGGAAACTTTGATGACGCTCTATCTGTAATGAGAAGGTACTCTGCCAGTGGAGACGAAGCATTTGCAGAAACAAGAAGGGTTCTAAAAGAAATACACACTCGTCTGAAAGAAGAGGCAGGATACGATGACATTGGAGATATTGAAAACTATTTCCCGCGTCAACTAAAGAACTACAAAAAGTTTTTAGAATCGCTTGGTTTGCAGGAAAGAACAAAGTTAGATAATGCTTTAAGAGCCAGAGCAAAAGAACTTAAGCTAAAATCTGCTGACGACATTCCGACAGAAGATCGAGCAAACATTATTAATCAAGTAATGCGTGGAGTTCCTACCAGGTTGGTAGATAACCGTCAGGGCTTTGTTAAAAGCAGAGCTGTTACAAGTATCGATGATAAATTGATTGATCAATACCAAGACCCTAAGACCGCTCTAAATACTTACATCATGAAAGCCGTCAGCGACATTCATAAGCGTAAGTTTTTTGGACGCGGGAAGAATGTCAAAGATACAGCCGTGCGAGAAATCAACCTGCAAGAATCTATTGGCGGGTATGTTGATGACGCAATAAAGAAAGGCGAGATGGCTGCTGGTGACGCTGACAGATTGGCTGAGTTACTTGAGGCAAGGTTTGGTTTAGGCGAAGCTAGTGCAGGTAAAATAAATAGCTTCATGAGAAACGTGGGATACATGTCTACTCTAGGCAATCCATTCTCCGCGTTAACTCAGATTGGCGACCTGGGTATGTCTGTCTATGCTAATGGATTAAGAAATACCATAGGCTCAATGCTTGGCAAGAAAAACATTGACCTATCAGAGCTTGGATTAGACAAGGTAATTGCGCAAGAACTCGGCACTGTTGGACGTACAGCAAAACTCTTAGATCAAACTCTTGGCGCAGTAGGATTCAAGGCAATAGACAGGCTCGGCAAAAACACGCTGATAAACTCTTCACTTAGAAAGTTTCGCAGCATGGCTAAGAGCGACAAAGGCGTTGAGTCATTAAGAAAGAAGTATGGCTATATGCTAGATGATGAGTTTGCTAATACTGTTGCAGATTTGAAGGCAGGAAACATTACAGACAATGTAAAGCTAATGCTGTTTAGTGAGCTGTCAGATATTCAACCTATTAGCTTATCTCAGATGCCTGTCAATTATCTAAAGAATCCTAACGGAAGAATCTTTTACTCTCTGAAAACTTTCGCAATTAAACAGCTAGACGTTTTAAGGAGAGATATAATACAGCAGTACAAAGCAGGTAACACTGGAGAAGCTGCGAAGAATCTGACTGCTTACATGACAATTATTCCTATGATGGGAGCAACTGTTGATGAAGTTAAAGATTTCTTACGAGGACAAGGTGCAGAGGTCAACGACATCCCAGACAACTACATTGAAAACTTGATCAAGGTATTTGGTGGAAGCCAATACGTCATGGAGAAGTATGTAGACAAGGGACAAGTAGGCTCGGCTATTGGCGAGATTATTGCCCCTCCTACCGATTGGATTAACGCGATAGGAGAGGACGTGTGGAAGATTGCAAACGGTAAATTTGTAGGCGAAGAGTCTAAAGCAATGCGAGAACTACCAGTTATCGGGAAAGTTTGGTATAACTTCTTCGGTGGTGGTCTGGAAAAAGCTATAGAGTTTGAGGAAAAACGCAGAGCAAACTAAACCCTCGGTACACGCCTCTCCTCCATCGTGGGGAGGGGCTTTCTTTTTAGCTCCTCTTCAATCAAGAACTCGCAGAACTGCTTGATCTTTCTAAGGTCTTCAACCCCACCCTTCTGCCTCCATCGTGAGATGTACTTGATTATCGCACCCTCACAGAACCCTAAGTTATTAGCCAGGATGTAATCGATAGGCTGTATCTCTAGGTCTTGGTAGTGACTTCCTGCTACCTGATAGTCTGTTGCCTTCAATGTAATTCCCTCTCGTAAGCTGCTAGTTGTTCTTGGTACTCTCTATGGACATGCGTTTGAAACTTCTCCTGCATGGCATCGCTGCTGTTAATGAAACTAAGCATGTCCTCTAGCATCATCCCGGTTGTACCTGCTAGATTTCTTTCCATCTCATCGTCACCCTCAAGCAACTCTGTCAACCAATCAAAGACATCCTCTACATTCTGTAGCTCTAATACAATACC